AATAAAATTAAATAATTCATAACTATTAAGCATATTATTTTCTATTAACTCATTATTATTCAAAAAATAACTATAACTATTATTAGGAGTTACTATAAAAATACTTATATCTTTTAAGCAACATAATCCACAAAAAGTATTAAAACTAATTTTTTTAGCATTTAGTAGTTCATCTTCTAAAATATTTAATTTATATTTTTTCTTTAGTTTTAATTTATTTTTTCTTAATTCTTCTAACAATAAAATTTTAGTTTCTTTTTCTACTTTTAATATATGTTCATCTATTAAATTTTCTTTATAAAGTAAATTATAAAAACACCAAAAAAAAGTATCTTCTTTATATTTATTATTATTGTTATTATATTTTCTTTTATTCTTATTATAATCTACATAAATTAAATTATTACTTACTTTTATATTATTATTTTTTTCATTATTAATATTGTTATTATTATCAATATTATAAATATTATTAATATTAATAATGTTATCAATATTGTTTAACATATATTTTTTTAAGTAATTAAAATTATAGTCCTCTATTTTAAACATTATAGTATACAATTAATACAATAAATATTTCTTTATTATTTTTTAAAAAAATATTTTTTCCAATTCTAATTTTTTATCTTCATCTTTATTTATATATTTTTCTTGATTATTTATAAATTCTAAATATTTCCAAAGTAAATCAATAATATGTTGTGATAAATTATTTAAATTTACAAAGATCCCATTATCATTTTGTGTTAGCTTTATATTATGTTTATATAATATTTTTCCTATTTGCAAATGATGATCCGAGTCAAGTTTTTCAATATGTTTTTGTAATTTTTCTAAATTTTTATAATTAATATTTTCATGATTATTATTTACACTTTCATTAATAATATTATTAACTTCCATTAATAATATTATTAAAATATATTTTTAAATATTTTTATTAACTTTTCTTTTTTGTTGTAGAATATTTAGTTTTAGAAATTTTATTTATTTGACTTTTTTTATAATTTTCTTCAACTAATTCAGCAATAACCGAAATAAATGTATCATTTAATTCAAATCTATGGCCTATTACACGGACATATATAATATCTTCTACATTAATATTTGTAAATTTTGTATTATTATAATTATGATCACGCGCAACAAAAATTAAATAAGGATTAATATTATCATAATCATAATCAACATCATCATAATTTATTTTACATTTTAAACCTACTTTAGTACTTGAAACAACTTTACATTTTAAAATCATAGATTCAAAAGGACAAGAAATTAAACATTCAATTACTAAATCAAAAATTATAGAATCTGAAAATAATTCACCGCATGAATAAGTTAATAATTTAACTGAATTTGTTTTTACGTAACCATGATTTATACATTTGCCTTCTATTTTTATTTTTATTTTTTCTAATATAATATTTTCTAAATCACTATTTACATCTGAAAATTTTAATGTAATTTTTTCATTAATAATTTGTTTTGTATATATATTTTTATTATCAGACATATTTACTATATATTTATATATTTATATATTTATATAAATTTATATTAAACAAATCAATTTTATAATTAAAATATTTATTTATAATTTTTATTATCTAATAAAGTTTCATCAATATTAATAAACCAACATTTTTCTTCTTTATTTATATAATTATAATATCTTAATATTAATTCTATTAATATACAATATAAATTAACTGATATTTTAGGTCCTTTTTCTTTTGTTAATATTTCATAATATTCCATTAAATTAGATGGACTAAATGATGTACAATTTTTACCACTATTAAAATTTTCTTTTGTTTCATTATAAGTTTTAATTTTAAATATATATTCATTTCTAAATTTATTAGATGTTTCTTGATCTAATACTTTAATAAATCCTAAAATAGAACTGTGATTTTTTTTATTACTATATTTATTTATAATTATATTATTTAAATCAATATAGTCCATTGGTTTACCAGACTCTAATTCATTAGATTTATTTAAAATAAATAAATAATAATTATATTTATCTTCTTTATTTACTATTTTCTTCAATTTATTAGAAAAAGTATCATGGCTAAAAATAAATCCTCTAATTGTTTTACTTTCATTTTCAATAATTCTTTCATCATAATATTTTTTTATTATTTCAAAAACTTCTAATTCTATAGATTCTTTGAAAATAAACTCTTTCTCCATATTATAAATAAAACTAATTAATTCTTTACTTGCATCAAATGTTAATGTATCAAGAATAATACTTACTATTAAATAATTAATTGCTTTACTATTAATATTAAATGTTTTAACTGAAACATCATTAAAATTTAAAAGATTTATTTTTTTTGTTTTAAAATTAATAATTAATTCACTTAAATTTTTAAATTTTTCTTTATTACTATTAAAACTTTCAATATATTTTGATGTTGGATTTAAAATATTTTTTAATTCATCAATAATATAATTAAAAATATTATTATTATTTTTTCTAGCAGTTAGTAAAATATCTTCATCATAACTATCATCATCTTCAAAACTATTTACTATTTTAATTTTACTTTTATCTAAGTTAATTTTTTTATTTAATAAAGTATCATCTATTTTTTCTGGAATTTTATAATAATTATATGAATTGCTATATTTTATAGGATGTGTTTTTGTAAACAATGAGCTGTTCTTATTATTAAGAACTAATGGTTGAAAAATATATAAATCATCTATATTTATTAAATATCCTTTATTGCCATATTTATCTTTAATAATTATATTAGAATCATTTATTAAATTATTTAAAGCTAAATTTATTGCATTAGCACTGTATTTAGAATCTTTGGATAAAAAATGAAGCAATTCTAATTTTGTATAATAATATTTTTCTTTAAATAAGTCTTTAATTATATTAGTTATTTTATTAATGTGAGATTCATAATAATCAATATTATATGTAGAATCATCTACATTTTCTTCTTCATATAATTCTTGATTTATACATTGATAATTACAATTATCCATAAAATCACAAATAGCACTATTTGGTTTATCTCCAGGATTAAAATTAATTTTTTCATAATTAGATAATTCAATATTTATTCCATCTTTTAATATTTCTTTAATATTTTCTTCAGAAAATTCTTTAAGCGAACTATTTAAAAAACAATCAACACTTACTTCTTTCATTAATCGTGTTATTTGTCTAATTTGTTTAATTTTAAATTCACATTTTCTATATATAAATAAATCTATAGCTTCACTATATTTATTATTTAATAATGTAGAATGCATATAAATTTTTACATTTCTTTCTTTAAATGGTATATCTTTATGACTACATGTTCTTACTCCTCTTCCTATAATTTGTTCAATACGATGTATATTATACCATGGTTCTAATATATGTATTTGTCTAATAAATTTAAAATCAATACCTTCACTTCCTGCTGATGATATTAATATAACTTTGATTATTTCACCATTACTATTATTTAAATCTGTACATGCTTTAATATCTTTTTCACTATTTGGAGTTAATTTTTTATCACCACAAATTATTGTATAATTTGCTAACTTAGTATTAATATTTTTTTGAGATTTATTTATTTTAGTATTACTAATTAAATCTAATTTATTAATATTATCAAATATTTCTGAACAAAATAAATTTTTTACATCACCAAATCGTGAAAATCCATTTGCTTCTAATGCCAATGCTAATGGTATTAAACCACCATCAATAAATTGAGAATATATAATTATAGGACCTTTTGAATTTTCAATAGTTTTTAAAATATTAAATATTTTTGTACTATAATTTTCTATATTTTCTTTTAAAAAAATATTTTCTTCACCTTTTTTTTTAAAATTATAATTATATCTTGAAGGTGGCTTATTTGATTCTTCATGAGACATTATATTGTTTAAACCATTTTTTGATAATAAATTTTCAATATTTATTTTTAAATCATCATAATTATCATCTTCAATTTTAAGTAATTCTTCATTTGGATAAACAATATTTAAAGCTTCTAATGGCTTTAAAAATGCTGTGTATTTATATGAATTTAAATCTTCTTTATCACATTTACTTATTATATATTTATATGCTTTTTCTTGATAACTAGATATTTGATTTAAATAAATATCAAATATTTCTATTTTTGAATCTATTCTATTATCATTAATATCATATATTGGATATTCATCTAAATTTTTTATACTTTTAACAATATCGAAATCATTTGGTAATATTCTATATGGAAAAATAAAAGGATTATCTCCCTTAACATAACTAATATATCCATTTAATTTTCTAATTAATAATTGTTTTCCAATTTCAACACCATCTGAATTTATAATAAAAGTACCATCTTTGTTAAATACATCATTTAATTCAATAATAGATCTTTTATCATTTAAATTTAATAAATTTGTTAAAAATATTATTTCTTTATAATCATTAAATATAGGTGTAGCAGATAATAATAATAATTTCATATTATCAACATATGATACTAATTTGTACACTTGAGATGCAACTAATTTATTACTATTTTCATCTGAATCTCGAATATTATGAATTTCATCTATTATTAATAATCTTTCTCCAAAATATTTTTGTAATTTATTTTTAACTAACATATTTTTTTGTTTTTCATTATAAGATTCTTTATCAATTAATAAACTATCTATATTAGATACTTTTGTTATTATATTTGCTAATTCAATATAACCTATAAAATCATAATAAGTATCAATAACATTATTAACTAAATTTTTTACTTTTTCTTTAGATACATTTTGATTTAACATATTTATATCTTTTAATAAATTATTACCTGCACAATTATTAATAACCCATTTATCATTCACTAATTTTAATTTAGATTCATCGAATAATTGCAATCTAAAATTTTCACGTACTTTTGGAGATGCAACTATTATAATTTTTTTATTTATATTATTTAATTTATAATATATTCTTACATTTTCTGAAATACCAATCGCTGAACATGTTTTTCCTGTTCCTAAACCATGATATAATAATAAACTATTATATGGTGTATAAAATGATATAAAATTTTTAACAAATAATTGATGCTCTGCTAATTCAAATTCTTTATTACATAATTCATATGCTTTAGCTTCAATATTTAAATCATCATCTAATTCTATATTATATTTATTTTCACTAAATTCTTTTTTTTGAGCTATTTTTATATTTAACAAACTATCATCTAAATGTGGATAAATATAATTATAATTTTTTAGTAAATCATCATCATTATTTAAAAAAGATTTATTATTTAAAACTTCTAATGCATTTAAAAAATATTGCATATCTTTTTTTGTTTTTAATTTATTTTTTTCATTTTCTAAAATATATTCTTCAAAATTATTATTATTTATATTATCTTTAAATAAATCATATAAAACACTATTCATTAATTTTTTATTTTTACTTTTAATAAATTCGTTTAAATCATCTTTATTTTCTTCTTCTTTTTCTTCTTCTTTTTCTTCTTCATCTTGATCTTCTTCTTCATCTTGATCTTCTTCTTCATCTTGATCTTCTTCTTGATCAAATTCTAATTCATCTACTTTTTTATCTATTTTATTTTCTTCATCAAATTCTAATTCATCATCTGAATCAGACTTAATTGAAGAATCTTTATCACTATTATCTTCATTATCAGAAGATATAGCTTCATCTTCAGAAAAAGGTTCTATATCACTTAACTCTAAATCTGTGTCTTTTAATTCTTCTATTTTAACTTCACTCATATATATTAAATATATACTTTATAAGTTTTTAATAAATTATTTAATTGAATTATAATATTTTTTTTTTCAACATTATAATCTCTTATATAATTTTTTGCATCATCTATATTAACCCAACTTATTTTACTAATTTCATTGGTTTGAAATAATTTTTCTGGATTTTTAAAATTTTTAAATAAACCAATATAATATTTATGTTTATAAGATTTATAATTTGAACTAGTAAAAATTTCATCTAATGGTAAAATATTATTAATTATAATTATATTTTCTTTAGAATATCCTGTTTCTTCTTCAAATTCTCGTAATCCACACATAATATCTTTTTCTTGGTAATTTCTTCGGCCTTTTGGAAATCCCCATTCAGGTTCATTATATGAAATTTTACATTTATTAATTATATCATTTATATTAATTAAATTAGTATTGAAATTATAACCATTTTTTAATTTTTCAAATTTTATTTGTGACATTTTTTCTTCATTTTTATATTGATTTGTTAAAGAATTTCCCCATAAATAATTCCATAATGTTTTAAAATCATTATCCAATATCATTTTATGTTCATTAATTGTCATTCTTTCCATAATTTTAACTATATAATCTAAATCGTCCAAATTATATTTTCCACGCATAAAATCAACAAAAGCCAAACTATCTTTTCTTCTTATTAATAATATTTCTATTGTTCCATTTACTATTCTAAATGTAATAACACCAATACTTGTAATTGGTATTTTACATTGATGAAATAAGTGTCCTATTTTACCACAATTATTACAAAATATTGTTTTTTTATTATTATACATAAATGTAAAACTATATGTAATTATTTTTATGTTTTTATATTATTTAATAATAATGACTTTAAATCCAGAAATTTGGGGACCACATTATTGGTTTTTTTTATATACTATTGCTTTAACTTATCCTCTTTCACCTAATGATGTATCAAAAAAAAAATATTATGATTTTATTCAAAACTTTCCACTATTTATACCAAATCCCGAAATAGGTAGCACATTCTCTCAATTTTTAGATTCTTATCCTGTTACACCTTATTTAGATTCACGAGAGAGTATGATTAAATGGGTTCATTTTATACATAATAAAATTAATATTTATTTAGGAAAACCAGAAATAACTTATTATGATGCAATGAATAAATATTATGAAAATTACAAATTAAAAGAAGTAAAAAAGAGAGAAGAAAAAGAGAATAAACATAAATATGTGTTTGGTTCTGCTGTTTTTGTATTAATCTCTCTAATCATATTTTTATATTTTAAAAAATAATATTTTTATATTTTAAATGGGCAAGACGATAACTATAAAATTAACAGGAAAATATCCAACATATGAATATATGCAACATACGTTAAAAGAAGCATTAACGAATGATGATAATAATACTATTATTTATGCCTTAAGGAAATTTTTAGATGACTATGATGGAGAACTAAGTATAAAAGATACTTCTGCAATTACATCAAAAATAAGAGAGTTACAAAGGCTTAATCGCTCCAACACACCCCCACCACCTTCACAAACCGCTTCACGCAACGCTTCACGAACCGCTTCACGAACCGCTTCACGCAACACTTCACGCAACACTTCACCTGCAATTTTTCAATTCGAAAGGGGCGGAGGTAACAAAAAAATAAAAAGAAAAATTACAAAAAAAAGAAAACTTACAAAAAGAAAAATTAATAAAAAAAGAAAACTTACAAAAAAAAAGAAAATCTTATAAAAAAAAGAAAAATTAACTAAAAATCATAATTAATAAATATAATAATATATTAATTATGAAGTTAGAAATATTTATTGGAGCAATAGTTATATTTTTTGCAGCAAATATTTATTTTGAAGGAAAACTTATGCATTTTTTAAAATCATATAGCAAATATTATAAAATGGGATTAATAGGATTTGTAGGTTTATGTGTATATTTATACTTAAAGCGTTCTCCTCAAAATGCTAAAGAATTCTTTAATAATGCACATGGATATATAAAATATTTACCAATAGATAGACAAACAACTAGTTTTGTAACACCATTTATAGATTTTACTGGAAAAGCTTTAGGAGACTCTATTAATTCTAATTATAATACTAATTTAATAAATAAAAATCCTTATAATAATCCAAATATAAATGTTATAAATAATTTACCTAATGCACAAAGAAATGCATTATTGGCAAATACAAAAACAAAAAGATCTGTAAGTGAAACAAAAAAAAAATATGTAGCAGCAAGTCAAAATTGGTGCTGTAAACATTGTAGTAAGCAATTACCTGCGTGGTTTGAAGTAGATCATAGAATTAAGTTAGAATATGGAGGATCAAATGATGTAAATAATTTAGAAGCATTATGTAGAGAATGTCATGGTAAAAAAACAGCATTAGAAAATTTATAAATTAGTAAATTTTTTTGTTATTATTTTACTAATAATTTTTATATAAATAATTTTTATATATAATATTTTATTTTTAAAAATTTTATATATATATTTATAGTAATATTATGTCTATATTTGAAAATATACAAAAAATATTTGATGAATTAACTAAAATTTTTCAAAATTTATTAACTATTATTGTTAGATTTTTAGAACATATAATTCCTATTATAAAAAATTTTTTTATAAAATTATTGGACACATTGTTTAATGGTGATAAATTTAAAATGAATATATCAATAATATTTGTAGTTTTTTTATTAGCATATTACTATATTATTTATGATTATAATTTATTTAACTTAAAAGATAACAAATTTTCATATATATTATCATTGAGTATTTTAACTATAAGTTTAACTATTTATTATTTTCTTTTCCATAGAAATCAATATAAAAAAGATTATGCTATTAGTTCTGAAATTTATAGTAAAACTAAAAATAAATTATATAATGAAATTAAAAAAGATGAAAAACTAGATTATGAATTTGATAAAACTAATATACAAAATACTTTACTTGTTCCTATATTAAATGTTTTAAAATATTTTTTTAGTTATGTATTTATTTTACTAATACCAGTAATAGTATTAGCAATAATATTTTATATATTACAAAATTTTCAAAATTCATTTAATATCTTAAATAATATTTTAGGTTTAACAATATTTATAACAACATTAGCAATAATAGCAAAATTATTTAATTTTAATAATGATTCAAAAGATAGTTGTGGTATTGAAAATTTAAAAGAAAGTAATAGTATTTTAAATACATTAACATTAATTATATGTATAATTAAAAATTTTATATTTTTTATTCCTTGCTTATTAGTAATTTTTATAGATAAATTTAGAAATGATTTAAAATTAACACATCCTACGCTATTTATATTATTATTATTAGAAATATTATTAGTAAGTATGGTATTTTTTATTCCAATGTTATATAAGTTTATAATTCAATTAAATGGTAATGATTTATTAGGAGGAGAAGGTCCATATTATTTAAATGAATATAAAGTAATAGGTACATATCAAGAATTATACGGACAATATAATGATAATAAAAAAAACGATACTTCATACTATAATTTAAAATTACCATTTAGTGATGAAAAATATAATTTACAAACAATTTTTAATGGAGGTCCTTCTAGATTAAAATTAGGTGATTATAGTTATAGTATAAGTTTTTATTTATATTTAAATCCTCAACCTAATAATACAAGTATTGCATATAATGAAGAAACTACTCTTTTTAATTATTCAAATAAACCAATAATTTTATATAATGGTAAAACTAATCAATTAATAATTAGATCTAAAACATTACGTAATGAAAATGATCAAGTGGATACAATTTTTAAAACTAATGATCCTAAATTTAATAACTTTAATTTAAAATATCAAAAATGGTTAAATTTTATTATTAATTATGATAACAATATAATAGATATTTTTATAGACGGAATATTAGTATCATCTAAAAAACATATACCAGATTTTCATGGAAATGAAAAAATAAGTATAGGTGATATAAAAAATAAATTAAATAAAAATGGCATACATGGTGGTATAAAAGATATATATTATTTTTCTCAACCTCAACAAGTAAATAATATAGAATTTTTATATAATTTAACAAAAAATAGTTAATAAAATTAATAAAATTAAATTAATAAGATTAAACTATTTGAATTATAAAATAATATAAAATATTATATATAAATGGATGCATTTAAAGTAATATTAATAATTTTTTTAATTTTATTAATTATTTGGATATTAGGAAAAATGTTCTTTACAACTAATATTATTTATGATATAATGTGTGATGCATCCATAGAAGCATCTAGAGATGATTTAGCAGAAACAGGATCTTTATTTAATACAAATGTTAATGTTATTAGTAATTTTCCACATAATAATACCAGTAATTTTATGATTAGTGTTTGGTTTTATATAGATAATTGGAGTAATAAAATAGGAGAAGAAAAAAATATATTATTTATGTCAAATAGATCTGATGCAAGAACAGTATTTACAGGAAGTGATCAAATAGGGATAAGTCAAAAAGAATGTAAGTCTTTTCAAAGCACTACTCCTTATAAGAATTTAAATATATGTTTAGATGATTATAATAATAATTTACTAATTGATATAGAAACACTACCTCAATCACAGGCAAATGATTCTTCATATTGTTATACAAGATATTTAATAAAAAATGTTTCTGTTCAAAAATGGAATTGTTTAACAATAAGTGTTGATAATAAAATTTTAGATGTATATTTAGATGGAAAGTTACGTAATTCTTTTATTTTACCCCATATATATAATTCACATTATCCATCTGAATCTAATATACCTAAAAAAATATATTTAGGACATATTAATAGTACTAATTCAATCGGGTTTGAAGGTATGATTACTCGTGTAAGATTTGAACCAAATTCTATAAATCCACAAGAAGCATATAATATATATAAAGAAGGTATTAATGCATCATTAGCAAAATCATTATATGATAAATATAGTATGAAAGTATCATTTTTAGAATATAATAAAGAAAAGGGATCTTTTACTATATAATAAATTTTATAAATATTATTTTTATATAATATTATAGTATATTAATGGAAGATTTAAAAAATAGTGTAAAAGAAAATTTTGATAAAATTAAAGAAAGTGCAGAAAATATAAGTAATAATGTAAAAGAAAATATAGAATCTATTAAACCTGAAACAAAAAGTGGTAATTTTAATTTAACTAGTGATTTTCTAAATTCAAACACATTAATAGCAAAAGCCACATTTTTATTATTAGTAATTATAATATTTAGTTTTTTATTTTATATAATAGCAAAATTGATAATATATTTATTATCACCAAGTGAAACTCCATATTTATTATATGGAATGAAAGATGCAACATTACCTTTATCAGTACCACAGCCAATGAGTAAACCTAATGCAATACCTATTATTAGAAGCAAAAATCAATATGATGGTATAGAATTTAGTTATTCTTTTTGGATGTATGTTAGTGAAGTAGAATATAATGATGATGTAGATTTTAGACATGTATTTCATAAAGGATCTTTAAAAGATGGTTCTCCTGCAGGTGTATATGGTCCAAATAATTGTCCAGGAGTTTATTTATATACTGGAAAAAAACAATTTTCAAATAATTTAATAGAAAAATTTCCATTACTTGGAATGCTTGTTAGATTAAATATATTTCAAGATAATAATTCTAAAGATTATCCTTATAAAATAGATGATGATGTTTATATAGATGGTATTCCTATCAAAAAATGGGTTTGTGTAGTAATAAGATTAACATCTCAAAATGTATTAGATATTTATATTAATGGAAATTTAACAAAAAGACATCAATTAACAAATGTAGTAAAACAAAATTATGATGATGTTTATATTAACTATAAAAATGGTGGATTCAGAGGAAATTTATCAAATTTAAGATATTATAATTATGCATTAGGAACATATGAAATTAATAAAATAAATTCACAAGGACCAAATTTAAATATGGCTGAAAATTCAAATATAAAAAATTCTGCACCAGAATATTTATCATCGCAATGGTATTTTAATGATTCAGATCCAATCAGCGATAATTAAGATTATTATAAAAATATTAATTAATTATATATATTTATATAAATAATTAATGACTAATATAAGACAAAATTTAATTGCATTAAATTCTGATAGTTCAAATAACACAAGAATATTTTTTAAATCTAGCTTAAATAAATATAATGGAAATCAAATTAATAATTTATTAGGATCTACTTCTGAAAAAAGAAAAAATAGAGTAATTTTAACAGGCAGACCTAGTACACGAAGTTTTGACACTGGAGGTGATATTTATATACATAAATATAACTTAAAAAATAATATTAAATTTATTTTTAAAACTAATGATTTTAATAAACCAAGAATATTATTTGTAAAATCTCATGAAAATGTTAATATTAATGATCTTTTTTTATTTGATAATAGTAATAATTTAAATAATACAAATATACTTTATAGAAATAATTTAAATATAGATAATAATAATTTTCAAATAAATTTAAATTTTTATAAAAATTATAAATATAATCAACAATTTAATAGTGATTATTATAGATTTAAATTACATGACTTTTCAATAAATGATGTTAGTAATATAACTAATGTAGAAGTAATAAATGATTATAGTAATAATAGATTAATTAATAATTATAATGTTGGCGATTTTTCTAATTTATTATATGTTTATGATAATAGTAATACTATTTATAATTATAATTTAAATGAATCAATAGAATCTTCTTTTAATTTTTTAATATATAATAAACCTTCGGCAAATATTATAAGTTCAAAAACTTCAAATAATTATACAGAAATAAGTTTTAATAATAATGAATCTATTATTTTTTTACCTTTTAAAAAGTATGATTATTATTCTGAAAAAGCAGGAAAAATATTATTTTATGATGATTGTATATATTTTAATAGTTTAATATTAGATAGTTGTAGTAATTTTTATAGTAATTTTCAACATGTTAGTCCTTATAAATATTATGATATTAGTAATACAATATTTCTATCATTAGGTAATTTTATGACTGGTTTTACACAAAAAAATTTATTTAAACAAACAATATTAGAATTAAATAATTATAATATAAATAAAATATTATTTCGATCATTAAATAATGAAGTAACTATACCTTCTGAATTAAGCAATAATTATTTAATAGAAAAAAATGATTATAGTTATAATTATATTTTTGATAATATATTGTATACTTATGTTGATATTAATAATTTAAAAAATTCAACTCTTAATTTAAGTGATTATTATTATAATAAATCAGATTTTTCAAATAATATTTATTTAAATGCTTTTAGTAACTATAATAGTAGTGATATTAGTAATATTAGTGTTAATGATTATAGTTCAAATTATTTAAATTATAGTTATTCAGATCTTTGTTATAATGATATTACTTATAGACTAGAAATTGCACCTAACCCACATGTAAATATTGCTAATAATATTATATCGTATGATTTTAGGTTTAATTATGATAAATCTTTTAATGTTAATTATTTAGTAAATATAGACTATAATGATACTATTAATGGTATTATAAATAATGTAAATTTTTTTAAAATCGATATTTTAACAAATTTCAATATACCAGAAGGAAGTGTATTTAATGATGTTCAATGTATATTTATACGATATGATCCTATAACTGGTCCACCTGAATTTAGATATCCAAATAATAATATAGATATATGTAGAAATTTTGAACTAGATTTTTTGAATACTGTTATTGAAAATACACCAAATGCATTAACATCTACAACTAATGTAGCATTTATACCAGAAAAAAATGGTAGTAATTATTCTAAAAAAATGATACAAGGTTTAATAGGATTTAATGATGTTCCAAAATTATTATCAATAAAACCATATGATCCATCTATATTAACCGGAAGAGGATTTAATAATCAATTAAATTTTCAAAATGGTACTTTATCAGCAAATGAATTACAATTAACAGATCAAGAAATTGTTGATTTTAAATATAGATCTCAAAAACACGATTCTCAAAAAAAAAGTAAAATATTAAATTCTAGACAAAGATTTGCCAATTTGGCAAGATCTAGAGTACAAAATAGAAATGTAAATAGTAATGTATCAGAAAATTGTATAAATAAACCACCTGATATTTCTTCTAATAATTATATAACTCCTTTTAGATTTTTTAAAACAGCAAAAGGCAATTATTTACGTTCAGGACGCTAATTTTATTAAAATATTTATTTTAAAAATTGATAAATATTTTAATAAAAAAAATTTAATAATAAATCTTTATTATTAAATAAAATATATGTCAGATGACAATGATAAAATAAATATAACAGATAAGACCAAAAGTAAAATTTTTAAACTTTATGATTATAATGTTTATGATGGATTAAGTGAAAATAGCAATAAAGAAAATTTTAATAAATATAAAGATAATAAAGAATTCATTATTCAAGCGTTTGGTATTAATAAAGATGGACAATCTGCTTCAATTATTATTGAAGGTTTTAATCCATTCTTTTATGTAAAAGTAGATGATACTTGGGACAATCAAAAAAAAACAGAATTTATTAGTCATCTAAAATCTAAAATGGGTACTTATTATGAAGAAAGTATAATAGATTCAAAATTAATCAAAAAACATAAACTTAATAATTTTGATAATAAAAAATTACATAATTTTGTAAAAATAAGTTTTAAAAACCTGCCTGCTTATAATAAAGCTAAAAAAATATTTTATAATGATACAAATTTTAATGGATTTTTTGAAAGAAAATTAATTAAAGAAGGCTATATTTATAAAGATGATACTGGTTGTACTAATTGTTATTTATATGAAGGAGATATTCCACCATTATTAAAATTATTTCATATTAAAGAAATAAGTCCAAGTGGTTGGATTTGTTTAAAAAAAGATAAAATTAGAAAAAGTAAAATATCTACACATTGTAGATATAATTATAATATTAATTATAATGATATTGTTCCAATGAAAACTATGGAATCTATAGTAAATTATAATATATGTAGTTTTGATATTGAAGCAAGTAGTAGCCATGGTGACTTTCCATTAGCAATAAAAGACTATAAAAAATTAGCAACAAATATACTAGAAAATATTAATAATCATGAACCAGAATTTTTAAATAATTATAATTCTGATTTATTAAAAAAAGAAATATTATCAGCATTTGATTATGATCATATTAATTATATTGCCAAAGTTTATCCAAAAGTAGCTACTTCAATGGTTCAACTTGAAAATAATTTTTCAAATTTTATTAAATATAAACCAGGTGAAAATAAGAATAAAAAATCAGAAATAATTATGGATGAATCCAGTGATGATTCAGATGATGACAATAATGAAGATAATAATAATGAAAATAATTTCTATAAAACAAAAAAAACTAAAAAAATAAAAAATTATAATAAAAAAGATGCAACTATTTTAGATCTTATTAAAGATAGTTCTTGTGAATATTCAACAAAATTATATGAACTTAATATTGCATTAACAAAATATTTTCCACAATTAGAAGGCGATATAATAACTTTTATTGGATTAAGTTTTATTAATTATGGATCAAAAAATCCACATAAAAGAATTATTATTGTAAAAGGAGGATGTAAAATTCCAGACAAATACATTGACTGGTCTTTAGAAAATGAAGTTAGTGTAATTGAAAAAAAAACAGAAAAAGAATTATTATTAACATTTACTAAAATTATTCAGCGAAATAATCCACATATAATTACAGGTTATAATATTACTGGTTTTGATTTTCAATTTATGTATGAACGATCTCAAGAATTAGATTGTGTAGAAGACTTTTTAAAATTATCTAAAAATAAAGATGAAGTATGTATTAACAAAGATTGGAGAACAGGTAAAGAAGATATTGAAACCAGTAAAATAGTACTTGCTTCGGGAGAATATAATTTACGATTTCCAAAAATGCCTGGACGAATTATTATGGATATGTGTGTCATTTTTAGAAAAGAATTTCAACTTAGTTCTTATAAATTAGATTATGTTTCTTCTTATTTTATTAGTGATTCTATAAAAAATATAGATTTGGATGAAAATAAACAAACAACCAAAATTTATAGTAAAAATCTTATGGGAATAAATATTGGTAGTTTTATTAAATTAGAAGAAATAGGATTCAGTAATAATGCTTATAAAAAAGGCAAAAAATTTGAAATTATTGATATTAATTATCAAGAAAAATGGTTTGTTATTGATTCTTATGAACCTATTGATTTAAATAATACTAAATATGATTGGGGTTTAGCAAAAGATGACGTATCCCCCCAAGAAATATTTGATTTAGCAAATGGCGATGATTATGATCGCTGGACTGTTGGTAAATATTGTCTTGCAGATTGTGACAATGTTTTATGGTTATTACTAAAAGTTGATGTTATTACTGATAAAGTTGAAATGTCTAATTTATGCGATGTTCCATTAAGTTATTTAATGTTAAGAGGTCAGGGTATTAAATTACAAAGTTATGTATCAAAAAAATGTGGTGAAAAAAATACATTAATGCCAACGATTCAAAAAAATAATGCTTCAGAAGGTTATGAAGGTGCACATGTTTTCAATCCAACTACTGGTTTATATTTAGAAGATCCAGTAGCATGCGTAGATTATAGTTCACTTTATCCTTCATCAATTATTAGTGAAAATTTATCACCTGATAGTAAAGTATGGACAAAAGAATATGATTTAAGTGGAAATCTAATAAATGAAACAGATGAAAATGGTAATTATATTTATGATAATTTATTTGATCAAGGCTATAAATATGTAGATGTTTGCTATGATACATTTAAATATATAAGATTAACAGAAAAAGCGGCTGCAAAAAAAGTAGTAGTTGGTTATAAAATATGCAGATTTGCACAATTTCCAGATTCTAAAGCAATTATGCCTGCAATTTTAGAAGAATTATTAGCAGCTCGTAAATCTACACGAAAATTAATTCCATTACAAACTGATGAATTTATGAAAAATATTTTAGATAAAAGACAATTAAGTATTAAAGTTACTGCTAATTCATTATATGGTCAATTAGGTGCTTCTACAAGTGCGTTTTATGAACCAGATGTTGCTTCTGCAACAACTGCAACAGGAAGAAAATTATTATTTTATGGACGTGATATTATAGAACAATGTTATCACAATCTTGAAATAACATTAAGTGATGGAAGAAAAGTAATAACAAATGCAGAATGTGTATATGGTGATACAGATTCAGTATTTTTCAAATTTAATTTAAAAGATGCAGAAACTGGTAAAAAAATTATAAATAAAGAAGCTTTAATATATACAATAGAATTAGCTAAACAAGCAGGAGAATTAGCCAGTAAATTTTTAAAGAAACCACATGATTTAGAATATGAAAAAACATTTTGGCCATGGGCTTTATTATCAAAAAAACGTTATGTTGGTATGTTATATGAAGATGATCCTGATAAAGGTAAAATGAAATTTATGGGTATTGTATTAAAACGACGCGATAATGCACCAATTGTTAAAGATATTTATGGAGGTGTTGTAGAAATTTTAATGAAAGAAAAATCTATAAAAAAATCAATAGAATTTGTAGATAAATCATTAGAAAATTTAATAAATGGTGAAGTAATTATGGACAAATTATTAGTTACAAAATCACTTAGAGGATATTATAAAAATCCAAAACAAATTGCGCATAAAGTATTGGCAGAACGTATTGGTTTACGAGATTCAGGTAATAAACCAGGTTCAGGCGATCGAATTAATTATGCTTATATTAAAAATCCAGATAAAAAAGCATTACAAGGTGAAAAAATAGAAACACCAAGCTTTATAAAAGAAAATAATTTAATACTAGATTATAGTCATTATATTAGTAATCAAATTATGAAACCATTATTACAACTATATGCATTAGAATTAGAAAAAATACAGCAATTTAAAGATCGTCAATTTAATATTGAAAATTATAATACTAATAAAAAAATATTAAGTTATAAAGATGAATTAATACGGATTAAAGAAAAATGGCCTGAACCAGAAAAATATGTTAAAAAAATAGAAGAATTAAGATCTAAAGAGGTAAAAGCATGTTTATTTGATAAATATTTAAATAAATTGAAGTAAAATATTTATCTAAAAGTTAATATTATTTTATTTTTTATCTTTTTTATTCTTTCTTCGTTTAATAGTAGTTAATAATTTATTCTTTTTTGGAGTTTTATTATGTTTTCTTAAATTTAATTTAATTTTCTTAACTTGTTTTTTAAAACTTTCTTTCATTTTTTTAATTTTTTTATTTAATTTTTTTTTTAATGTTTGTATTTTTTTATTTTTTTTTCTTCTTTTTATTATTCCCGCTGCTTCTGGTGCTGTCAGCTGCGACGCTGGCGCTGTTGGTGACTTATATCTTTCCACATTCTTGCCACGTTGAAATTTATGTTTATTCTCATCAGTTGCTATAGCTTTCGGTACTATCTCAATTACTCTATTATCTAAACCGCGCATCCTAGTAATACGTTCTCGTCTTCTGGTGTTCGACGTGTCCATGGTTTGGGGTTTAGACTTTTTTTTTTTACTTTTTAAAGGCATTCTTATTCTTGATTTTTTCTTGGAGGATGACGCTAAAAAATTCGGTGTCTGTACTACTATATCAACCATTTTTCTAGCACTATTTACCAATGCATTCACTTCTTCAAATTTTTTAAATAAATCTGGATTATCAATTCTAGTAAGTTTTTCTTTTAAGTGCTTTATTTTTATGTTTAATGCACCCACTCTTAGCAATGACTCTGTTATATGGATCATTCGCCGTGCTTCTTTTTTTATTGCACTTTCCGAACGTTTAATTTTGGTGGGTGTATTATTAAGAAAAATACATATTTCATTATTAATTATTGTATTTAATTTTGTTTTTGATACCAGCTCATAAAAACGTTGTTGTTCTATAAATTTTTTTAAGTCTTCTTCTTCTATAACTTGTGGGGCTCCCCCTACCATAATACCAGATATTGGAAGCGCACCACCATCGAGAGTGCCACCAGATTCCAGCGATGGTGCGGCGGGCAGCGACTGCACGGTGGGGTCTGCTGGAGGGGTAGCGCCAGGCGCGGCGGTGGCGGTGGGCTCTGCTGGAGGGGTAGCGCCAGGCGCGGCGGTGGCGGTGGGGTCTGCTGGAGGGGTAGCGCCAGGCGCGGCTGCGGCGGTGGGGTCTGCTGTAGGGGTAGCGCCAGGCGCGGCTGCGGCGGTGGGGTCTGCTGGAGGGGTAGCGCCAGGCGCGGCTGCGGCGGTGGCGTCTAAGTAATCTACTGCTGTTGTTGCTATCGCCAATGGGTCCGTCGCCACCGATGTCTCGTCTTCTGTGGGACTGGGGTCAAATAAAGTATTAATTACAGATGATATATTGTTTTTTAAAAATTCTATAAAACCTGATTTTTCAAAAAATTTTTTTTCATATAATTTTTCTAATTGATCTAACATAAATATAGTATTTTTTTCAAGATCGGCGACTATGGGAGGTTTTTTTTTTAAATCTTTTAAATAGTTTTCTACAAAAGGCTCAACAACATTATCAGCCAATTCGGAATTGAAAAATTTTTTAATATCTATACCACTGCTATTTAACCAATCTATTATATAATTAAAAATATTTGATGGATGTGATGTAAAAAATTGCGATAAGTTTTTTTCGATTTTTAATGATTTGAATGCATCTATATAATTACAAAAACTTTGTAATAATTTTAATTTATTTTCATCGCCGATTTCTTGACTTGTTAACCTATGAATTATATTATTACCTATATTATCACCTGTCTCAGTAGTTATACATTGATTAATAATATTTCTTTTTACTTCAGAATGTAAATTATTATGCTTATCTATAAGTTTTGTAAAAAATTTTTTTAAGTTAATACAAAATGGTTTATATAACTCATTTATTATTAATAATTCCGCATTAACGAGTTTTTCACTAAGTACTGTTATAGACTTTTCTAAGCGCGCTTTGGTATCATTCGACTTCTCTACATGCGCTCTTCTCTCCGACGTCCGTTCCCCCTCCTTTAGTTTGAGTATATCAATTACGTTTTGGATACCTGTATGAAGAGTTATGATTGGCTCTTTATTGAGTGCTTGTCCGGCCGCGCGGCTCGGAGCTGCGGCAGAGGCGGCGAGGGCGTCAGCGGCTTCCTTCTGGAGATCGATCAGGTGCTTCTTGACGGCCTCGAGGGCGGTAGTGAGGGCTGCGTCGGTGAGGGTGGCGGTGAGGGTGGTGAGGGCGGCTTTGGTCTTTTCGACAACGTTATGAAACCCAACAGCTGCACTGACATTGGAACTGGTGTCAGGGGTAGAAGTGAAGTGAATAATTACCTTAGTACGAGAAGCTTCTAAAAATTCAGAACATTCTCTATTTAAATATTTAAGACTATTATTTGTTACTATAAGCCTGTTGTTTTGTATATTAATTTTTAACTGCATTGGTGTTCCTGTTGTTGTTGCTACTGTTGCCGCCAGCATTTGTTCTTCTGACAATAATTTCTTTATCAGTTTTTCATAAATTGTACATGATATTGCAGCGTCCTCATTTAGTATATATTTAACTTCTTTAATTCGAGGTATCGTCTTGTCCTTGTTGTCCTCGCCTGTTGAATTCATATATATACACTGAATAACCCCATCATCTGCTTTTGTTAATTTACATGCATCAAAAAGATAGCTATCATTTGTTAAAATAATACAATTACATTTATTATAATCATCATATTTAGTACTTGTACTTTCTATTATTTGTTTTAATAAACTACTCTGATTTCTATCACCTAATGCTTTTAATACTAGAAATTCAATGCCCATTTTGATGGTAATATCATCAACAGCACCCTTATTCTCATTAAAAAAAACTCTTTTCACCTCATTTGATAATATAATTTTATTACCATCACCATAAAAAAAAGTTGCCTCTAGTGGTCCAAATATAGCTTCTCCAATAACTTGGCTAACTCTATGATATTCTACTCTACCATCTGTAGAGATAAATTTTTCTTCGTCATCCATATTAATTCTGTAAAATGCACAAAAATTATAATTGGAAACATGATTTCTATAAAGAACATAAATATAACAACCAGGTGGTATTTTTGTTCCATCTTCCATATATCTAGACGATGGTTCTATTTTACTTTTAAATGTTATACCATGAGGAAACCCCAAAAAACCAGTTTCAGTAGTATGACTATGATTTTTATATAATATTTCCGTAATGGTTTCCGTAGAGTCAGTGGATCTATCAATAACCTGATTTAATTTAATAACGTTACTGGCTGGATCAGATATATGTGCAGTCGTAGCTTTAAATGCTTTTAATGCCGTATCTTGATCTTTTTGTATAGCATAATCTAAATAACTTTCTATAAATTCAGTGTCATGATTATCAGAATCCTTTATAGCATTACCAGAATATGATAAAACTACTTTGCCCTTTATTGGTTCTCCTCCACTAGAATGACCAGCATCTATAAAAAATTTATTAACTATTTTAAACTCTAATAAATTTCGCATTCTATACCACTTGTGTTGGGGGTCTTTAGAATTTACTAGGCCAGTTTGTCCCATATACGTTTGAGTCTTAGGTTTGGGGTGACTAAAACATTTTGTTCCTATGTCATTATTATAATTAAATTCAAGTTCTTTCCAGCTTGTTGGAGCGTCAAAACCAAGTATATCAATACATTTTATAAATAAAGGATTTGATTTATCAAAATGAGTATCATGATAAATATCTGTAAGTTGAAATAGTTCCCATTTAATACCACCATCGCTCGTAAAAAAACTCTTACACAGATCATCACTAACTGGTAATGCTGCCGTACTAGGTCCTGCAAGTGAGGGTCCTGTGCTATCCATAATTATAAATTTATTCTTAAACTATAAAAATATTATAAAAATATTATAATAAACTATACAAATATTATAATATATTATAAAAAATATAATATTTATAATATATAATTATTAATGTCTAAAAAATTTAATATTACATTTAAAAATGTAAATAATTATTCTAAAAAATTTAATAAAAAAAAAACAAATAAAGTTTTTAAAAATGTAAATACAAAAATTCCTTTTAAAAATTTAGTATTAAAATCAGATTATATACAAAATAAAAAAAGAATATTTAAAAAATTTATAGATGTTAAAACATTACCAACAAACCAAGAAAATAGTGGACGTTGTTGGATATTTGCGTTTTTAAACATAATAAGAATAAATATGATAAAAAAATATAAATTAGAAAATTTTGAATTTTCCCAAAATTATTTATTTTTTTATGATAAATTAGAAAAAGCAAATTATTTTTTTAATGCAATATATGATAAAAAAAATAAAAATATTCATAATATTAAAAACTATAATATAGAAGATTTGAAATTAATAAATATTTTCGAAGAAGCCACAAATGATGGCGGACATTGGGAATTATTTTCAGGATTAGTAGAAAAATATGGATTAGTTCCTAAAACAAATATGGATGATCATTTTCATAGTAAACATTCACATGATTTACAAGAATTTTTTAATAATTTTTTAAAAAAATCTGGAAAACAAATATTAGAATCTAATATAGAGCGTTCTAAATTAATAAATTCATTATTATATGAATGTTATAAAATATTAGTTTTATTTTTGGGTGAACCACCTAAAAAAATAACTTGGCAATATTATGAAGTTAAAAAAAATAAAAAAAAACAAAGAGTTATAGAAAATATTAATCCTTTAGATTTTTATAAAAAATATGTTCCTTATAATACTAAAGATAAAGTTTGTTTAATTAATTATCCATGTAAAAGTATAGATTATTATAAATTATATAATGTAGAATTAAATTATCATTTAACAGATACTAAATTAAGAAATTTTATAAATGTACCTATTAATATTATGTTAGAAAGTATAAAAAAGTCAATAGATAATAATGAAGCAATATGGACTGGATTAGATTGGTCTAAATATAATTCATCCAAAGAAGGTATATTAGATCAATATGCTTTTAATTATAAAGATATTTTTGAATTTACTAATGAAATGGAAAAATGTGATTCATTAAAATATCGTCAAAGTTATCCAAGTCATGCAGTAGTTATAAGAGGTTATAATTTTGATAATGGTAAAACAAATGGATTTTTAATTGAAAATTCTCATGGTAAAAAAGAAAAAGATTTTAATGAAAATTATTATATGTCTTTAGGTTGGTTTAATGATTATGTATATGAAATTGTTATTGATAAAAAATTTGTAAATTCAAAAATATTAAAGTGTTTAAACAAAAAACCAATAACTTTACCATTTTGGAGTCCATTTGGTTCTTTAATGAAAGGTGGAATTACTCATAATTCATAATTTGTACATTATTATCTGGATTTATTAATAATGAAACAATTTGTGGATCAGTTTGAATTGAAATATTTTTTTGTTCTTTTATATTTTTTATTTTAAATTTTTTTTTATTTTTACTTATTAATATTAAATTAAATATAAAAGAAATTACAAATAAAACATATATTAAAAGAGTATAATTATCTTCTAAACAAATAGTATCACTATTTGTATTATTATTATATAAATTTATATTATTTCTATTTATACTTCTATTTCTATTCATATTATTTTTAGGGGCATACATATTATAATAATATTTTTTTATATAATATTAAAATATTCAATTTTATAATATTATATAATTTAACATGATATTATATAATTTAACATGATATTATATAATTTAACACGATAACTTATTAAAATAATCTGTTAAACTTGAAAAAGTATTTACTTTAGTTAATATGTTACTTGATAAATGTGTATTTATTAAAGTATTAATAGCAACTTCATTTTCTTTATTTTTATATTTAATTAATTCATTTTTTTGAATATAAAATGCATAATAAAAACAATCAATATATATATTGTTATTATAAGTAATATTGTTTTTTATAATATTTTGAATCATAATATATAAAATAAATAATATATTTTAAATTATTATATTATTTATTTTATATTAGTATTTTTATATTAATATTTTTATAATGTTTGCTAATTATGATTATACAAATTTTCCATTAGTTAAAATAGATTTAAGTGGAACTATTGAAAATAATGATGATTTTTTAAACTTTACAAATCAATGGTTAAAATTATATGACAATAAAATATATTTTGAATTTATTTTTAATACATATAATTGTGGTTTAATAAATCCAAAATATTGTTTATATACTGCATTATTTATAAAAAAAATCAAACAAAAAAAAATTCAATATTTAAAAAAAAGTACAATATATGTTTATAATAAATATATATTTCATTTATTAAAAATAATATTTTATATTGAAAAACCAGTTGCACCTGTAAATATAATTTTTTACAATAAATTAAATAATTCAAGTATTACAGAAATTATAAATATTTAAATAGAATGCCATGAATCTTTATTAAATGGACTTAATAATATATTTCCTATTCTATTTCTCCAAAATTTAACTCTTTCATCAAAAATCTTTTCTTTTGCAGTTTTTGGATATAATTCATCTTCTAAATTAATTGCATCTAATTCAGTCTTTTTAGGTTTAACACCATAACAATTTACACCCATTAAAACATGATTATTTTTTACATATCCTCCATTAATACCTGGTAATCCACAATCATATTCATGTCCTTCTTTTGATTGTAATTTTAAAAAGTCACTTTGACTAGTTGGATATAATCCTAAACTATCTTTAGTCCATCCATATGAACACCAACTAGCACCTTTTTTTTGTGCTTCTCTTAATTCTTCATATGTTGCCATTTCTGCATCCATTGATTTACAAACTGCTTTTGCATCATTATACGAAAATCTATTTCCTGGAATATGATATACTTCTCGTGTTTCAACATTTGATATATCAACAGTATTTTCTACAACTATTTCAGGTTCTTCACCTAATAAATTTCTTATTTCACTAATAACATTTATTCCATAAAAATAAGATAGACCATTTATAAATACTAAAATAATAAACAAACCCCATAAAAGAGATTCTACAAAAATTATTCCTCCTGAATTATTTGATTCAGAATTATCATTTTTTCCCAAGAAAGCAAATAAAATATAATATATTAAAATTATAAATATTAAAACCACTAAAACAAAAGGATTAGAACCAAAATTATTTATAGTATTATAAAAATCATCTGTAATATTGTTATATAATGACATAATATATATATAAATATATAAATATATATTATAAAATAAAACTCTAAATATTAACTTTTCTTAAAAAAAAAGTATATGCATTTTGATTATTTACGTTATTTTCATTTATTTCTCTTATATTTGTATCATTAAAATGATACCATTTATTACTATTACAATGTTTTACATATGATGTATAATGACCACCTAAAGATCCTCCGCTATGATTAGTTATTCCAAATAACTCATAAATATAACTTTCTTTATCATATCCAACTATATATTTTCTTAAATCTATATTTGTAAGTGGACAAGTTACAAATTTATTTATTTTTCTATTATTATTATCAAAACGTTTTAAATTAATAATTAATACATTTGGTAAACTCCAAAATACTATATATTTATATACATCAATATAAGTTTTAGTTTTTAAATTATAATATTTATTACTATCTGTTAATAATTCTTTGTTTAAATAATTATCAAAACAATCATAAATAGTAATATTATTTTTTTCAGGAATAGGTAAATCTAATAAACAAAAAGGTTCTGGTTTATTTACTAGATTATCATTATTTATAATATCTTCAATAATAGAAACGTGAGTACCATAAAATATATCTAAAAGTTCTGAATAATTTTCTGAATAATATTGTTTTATCATTTTATAACATTCAATTGCTAATTTATCTGTTTCATTTTTTTGTATACCAGAAATACTCATATCTACTTTGCGTTTTAATGAATTATTAAAAGTATCAATAATAAACATTAAAAATTCTGGTAAGTCATTTTGAGCATAACCACTGAATAATTCTAAATCTTTACTACTTGACACATGTTGTATTGATTTTATAAATCTATTAGGTGCTATAGTACAATTCTTTTTCCACATTAATTCTTTTAATTGTTTCCATTCTAATAATAAAATAGAATCATTATTATTATTTAATTTATTATGTGTTATTTCATTTAATAAATCATTAAATAATTTACAATGTGATAAAATTTGCATACAAGAATTAATATAACATGTATTACCTAAATTAGCTAACCCAGTTAATCCTAATTCTATATTATTAGTCATATAAAAAGTTATATTAAATAATAATAATGTAATTTATTTAAACATATTTTTATATATATATATAATGTTTAACAGTAATAATCAAAATAATATTAATCAAAATAATATTAATCAAGATAATAATAATTTAGAAAATGAAGAAGCAAATATATTACATAATTATATGACTTTTGTTAATAGTTATATTAACATAGTTAATAACAATATAAATTACTTAAATTCAACAAATAATACTTTACAAAGTATTAGTAATAATTTAGATTATTATTATTATACATTATACAGAAATAATAGAAGAATACGTAGACGAATTAATGAAGAATATTATAATCAAGAAACATTTTATAATAGTTCAAGTGTTTTCAATAATTATAATGAAACTAATGAAAATCAAGAAGAACTAGAAAATCAAGAAGAACCAGAAAATCAAGAAGAACTAGAAAATCAAGAAGAACCAGAAAATCAAGAAAATAGTTCTGTAATAAATAATGAATTTAATAATATAGAATTAACTGATGAAAGTTATTATTATAATTTATCAAATAGTAATATTGAAAATGTTTTTAATAACAATACAACAAATATGTTATATTCTGAAATAACTAATCCTTTAAATACTAGTTGCAGTATTACACAAGAAGATTTTGATCCAAATGATAATGTATGTGTAATAAATAATTGTGGTCATATTTTTCATACTAATGCCTTGCATAATTGGTATAAAAGACATTATACTTGTCCAAATTGTCGTTATAATTTTTTAGAAAATACTAATTTTATTAGATATACTACACGAGATAATAGTTCTAGAATGTTATTAACACAAGAACAATTTAGAAATTTTTTAGCAAATAATATTGTTAATTCTTTTTTTAATAATAATACTAATAATGATTCTTCTGGAAATATAATTTCTATATTTTTTGCTACTAATTAATATTAATTTATATTATATTTAATAATTAATTATAATATAAATATTTTTATTAAAAATAAGTAATATTTAATTGATTTAAGTATTTAAGATCTACTGTTTTTTTTACTATTAAATCAGACGCTAATTTATTAAATTCTTGTAAATTAGATTCTAATATATTAATTGCACATTTTAAAGCATAATTTATTAATTTTGATACAGATTCATCTATTTCTGTTTTTGTAGATTCACTTAATGTTAAATAAGGACTATTTGGATTTTGTATAGTTTTTGGTAATTCTATATTATTTGTTGAATCTATTCCAAATAATTGAATATATTGCCTAGCTAAATTATCTGCTTGCCTTAAATCCTGACTTGCCCCTGATGTAATTTCTAAATCACTAACTGAATTAAATAATTTAAAATTATCATAATTTAAATTTTCATTTTTATTAACTATTTTAGTATATAATAATATTTCTGCTGCTCTACCACCCATAGTAACAATCAAATTTGCTAATAAATATTTTTTTGTAGGATAACTATTATATTTTTCTTTTGGTGTAAATAATGTATACCCCCCTGCACCATTTGTATTTGCATTTATTGTTACTTTACGTACATCAAAAAATTCTTTAAATAAAAGTGCACTTAATGTATGACCTGCTTCATGATATGAAACTAATTCTTCTTCATCATAATTAGTATCTTTACTAATTTTTGGTAATCCAATAACTATTTTCTCAAATGCATCTACTAAATTTGTAGAGTTTATTGTTGTTTTATTTTGACGTAATGCTAATATAGCTGCTTCATTTGCCATATTTTCAATATCAGCACCTGAAAATCCACCAGTTAAAGCAGCAATTTCATCTAAATCAGTATTTGGTTCAACAAATTTATTACGCAAATGAACATCTAAAATTTTACGACGACCACTTGTATCTGGTAACCCTACTTGTACTTTACGATCAAAACGACCAGATCGTGTTAATGCAGAATCTAATATATCTGCTCTATTTGTTGCTGCTAATACTACTATTGAATCTGATTTTTCAAAACCATCCATATTTGTTAAAATTTGATTTAAAGTTTGTTCGCGTTCTTCATTTCCTCCTCCACCAAATTGTTCTCCACGTTTTCTACCAACAGCATCAATTTCATCTATAAATACAACACAAGGACTATTATCTTTAGCCATTTTAAAAAGATCTCTTACACGAGATGCTCCAACCCCCACAAACATTTGAATAAATTCAGATGCAGATACTTGAATAAATGATACACCTGCTTCTCCTGCAACAGCACGTGCTAAGAGAGTTTTACCTGTACCAGGAGGCCCTTCTAGTAAAACTCCTTTTGGTACTTTTGCACCAGCAACTTCAAATTTTTCTGGTTGTTTTAAAAACTCTACAACTTCTTGTAATTCAAATTTTGCTTCATCACATCCAGCAACGTCATCAAACTTAGTTTGTATATCTTCACTATTAATAACACCATTATTTTGAATTCTACCAGCATTCATTGGATTCATCATTCCACCTAATCCTCCACCTGGACCTCCACCTGGACCTCCGCCACCTCTAAATTGTTGAATTAATGTTATAACAAAACTAAATAAAAAATATGTTATTACAGCATTTACTATAAAACCTGGGCCACTTAAACCAGCCATCATATTTGCATTAGGATTTGTTATTTGGACTATTTTATAATAAATATCATTATTAATTAATGCATCAACTACAAGATTATTTACTTTTGTTATTCCTGTTTCTAAATAATGAAGATTTTCTAATTTTGGAAAAGCACCTTCAAAATTATTATCAATTGCAACTAAAGAATTAATGTCATTAGTATTCATATCTTTAATTAAACTAACGCTATCAATATGATGAGCACTTATTTCATGTAAAAATTGTTTTAAATTATATTTATCTAAATTATCAGATGTTTTTGCAAGTTGATTAATAATTATTGATGGATCATAATCAGGTATAGACATCATTATAGTATTCTTTAAATTATTTTTTTTAAATTTTATAACAGGTATTAAACTAAAAGCATTTGACGTAATAAAAAATATAGAAATTAAAAATTTAAACATTATAATTATATTAAATTATTAACTTTAAATCTTTATAAAATTAATATTTAAAATTTAAAATTTAGATTTTTCCGTTCATTAAATGAGAGAACTTTGCTACGTTTTCCTAAAAATTCAAAATATTTTTTACTTAAATTATATCTTTGCTTAACATTTTTTGCATTTTTATATAAAATATTTTTATGTTTTAACATAGCTTCTAAACGTACTTTCATTATCATGCCGACCTGCCATATTCGTTTATGTGGATATTTTTTAGTTTTGTATAAGTTCTCTAATTTTTTGATAGTATTTTTAACATCATCTAACGTAGTATATTTTATATTTATTGTATCACTTGGATTTTTATTTATATATACATCAAAACTTTTTTTAGGATTATTTGGATTATATAAAAATTGTAATTTTTTGGTTTTTTTTCCGCCTTTTTTGAGAGATTGCTTACAAAATTTATAAGGAGCACAAGAAGCTCTCATTGTAAAACCTCTAATATGTTGTGTTAAACATTGTTTTTGAGAGAATCTTCTTGGAAGATTAAATATTTTATTATCTTCTCTCAAACATTGTTTTTTATTTTTTATTTTTTTAGAACAACAATTCATAACTATTATATATTATATATAATCAATATTTTCTTCTTTTAGCACTTTTTTTTATTTCGGTATGTCTATTTTTTTTTGTAAGTTTTTTTTGTGGGGTTTCATTAGGATCAATGTATGCATAAAACTTGATAAAAAATTTTTCATCAATTACTTTATCATTTATTATAAAATGATTTTTTAATGTTAGTTTATCATTAACATTCTCTCTTTTAACTTTGAATCCATTTGGAACACTTAAATGTTTTAATGTTTTAGTTAACATATTATTATTAAAACTTTCAAAATTATTATTCATCTATATTATAATTAAATAATAATATTTAAACAAATATACATTAAAGATATAGTATTAAACAAAAATTATTTATATATTCTTTTAATATTAGATACATTATTATATGTTCTTCTAGATTTTATAAAGTCTAATAATTCATTGGCTTGAACTTCATCTTTAAAAAAATCATTAAAACATTCTAATAAAAAATTATAACTTATTACATTACCAATTTTTGTATTAATTAAACTTAATTTACCATCACTTATATTAATTGTTGGAAATTTAACACTTTTTCTCTCAAACTCGTTTACTAAATTTTGTGTAATATTATTTTTTTCATCACGTAATAATTTAATTTCATTATTTAAATTTTTATGTTTATTATCCAAGACTACCCATTTTTTTATATTATCTTCAATGTTCATAATATATTAAAAATCACTAAATAATATTTAATATTTTACTAAATATTATTTAAATAACTAAACAAGTCTAAAATTAATTATTTTTTTTTATTAACTTTTCTTGTAACTTTTCTTGTAACTTTTCTTTTTTTAGAAAATTTAACTTTTTTTGAATTGGCTTTTCTTCTTTTTAAAAATTCATTTAAAAATAATAATCCAGCAGGAACACTTACATCTGCTAAAACAGAACCACCTCTTTTGCTGCCTCTTTTTAATGATTTTTTACCTCCTTTATAATTTGGTTTATTATTACCTTTAACTTTTTTACCTCCAATTTGTATAAACGATAATAAACTATTTTGATCCATATTATTTATATAATAGTGTTAGAAAAATATTTATTTATTTAATGATTTATTAGTATTATTAATAAAACGAATTAATATAATTAATATTCCTAAATGTAAAAAAAAACTAATTAATATATAAAAAATAAAAATATATAAATAAATACCAAATTCATTTAGTAAAGTTTTAATAAAAGGTTGTGTTATATTGTTTAAATGTACTTTAAATGTTTCTGATTTAATATAATTATTACACATATTAGATAAAATATCATTATTATTTTCAGGCATTTAATATATATATTTTATAATTTTTTTGTTTTTATTACTTAATTCGTATAACTAGTATCAAAGTTTTCTTATATTTAAATAATGGATAACATATTTGAAATAAATAATAATTTTGATTTTAATACTTTAAAAATATCAGATCCAATTTTAATTAATAATAATCATTTTAGTAAAATTAGTCATGGTAAATTTAATAAAAATTTATATTTAAAACTTAATAAATGTTTAAGTAAAAATGGTATTATTAAAACTGCTCATAAATCTTTTTGTGAATTGAATTATATTATAAATGAAAATAATAATATATTAGAATTTTTTGAAAATTTAGAAAAATTTTGTTTGGAAAAAATAATAGATAATAAAAATAAATGGTTTTATAATTCAGATAATATTAATAGTGATGATATTGAAGAATTAATAACTCCTATTTGTAAACCATATAAATATGGAAAAAATATATTAATTAAAACTCAAATTTTAAATAATAAAGTCTTGATTTATAATGAAGAAGAAAATAAAGTAAATTTAGAAGATTTTAATCCAAATAGTGAATTTATTCCTTTAATTCATATAAATGGGATAAAATTTTCTAATAGATGTTTAATTTTAGATATTTTATTGAAGCAAATTCTAATATTATCACCTAATGATGATTTTGATAATAAATGTTTATTATTGAATAAAGAAAAAATAGAAAAAGAAAATTTAGAAGAAGAAAAAATAGAAAAAGAAAATTTAGAAGAAGAAAAAATAGAAGAAGAAAAAATAGAAAAAGAAAATTTAGAAGAAGAAAATTTAGAAGAAGAAAATTTAGAAGAAAAAATAGAGAAAGAAAATTTAGAAGAAGAAAAAAATAAACAAGAAAAATTAAAAGAAGAAAAAATAGAGAAAGAAAATTTGGAAGAAGAAATTATACAAGAAGATAATTTACAAGAAAAACATTTAGAAGAAAATGATAATTTAGTAAATATTGATATAACAGATTTAGAAAATAGTGATGTTGAAATATTCAATATTAAATCAAGAGATACAATATATTTAGAAATGTATAAAACTGCTAAAAAAAAAGCAAAAGAAATAAGAAAAAATGCTATTCAAGCTTTTATTGAAGCAAAACATATAAAAACACAATATAATTTAGATAATTTAGTAAATAGTGATAGTAGTGAAGAAGAAGATTTTTAAAATTTAATTAATTAAAATAATAAAATAATTATAAAATTATTTTATTATTTAGTTTATATAAATGTCTGATCTAAAGAAAATGTTTAAAAACATTAAAGGTGAACATGTTTTAGGAATTGTTGGATTAATAATTTTAGTATTTGCATTTTGTAAATATTCAGAAGGTAAAAATATATTTAAAATGGGTATGACACAAGGAAAAGCTCCATTAAGTCCCGCACCAGTAAATCAACAAAATAATATTATAGGTAATGCATCTACTAATAATACATATGCTCCATATAATGGTGCGTCAGCTAGTAATGTTTCTAACTCATCTAGTTCATTAAATAACATAAATAAACCAGCATCTAATCCTCAAGATTTATTACCAGTTAATAATGCTTCTACTAATTGGCAATCATCTGTTCCAAATGCAGATTTAAAAGGTATTAATTTATTAACTCCAACACAAATATCTGGAATAAATACTCAAGGTTCATCATTAAGAAACTCAAACTTACAAGTACGTTCCGAACCAGCAAATCCAAGATCTAATACTAATTGCCCATGGAATATTTCAACAATTGAAACAGATACATTTAGAAAACCATTAGAAATTGGTAGTGGTGCATAAATAAAATTATAAAAAATATTTTTTAAATTTAAAAATTAAAAATTTTATTATAAAATTTTTAATTTTTATTATAAAATTTTATTATAAAATTTTTAATTTTTATTATAAAATTTTATATTATATGAGTATCAGTAATAATTTAATTAATATAATTTTAATATTATTTATTACAATAATTGTAATAAAATTATATTTAGAATCAGATAGTTTTAATTTAAGATGTATTATATCTTCTGTTAATGGTAATAAATATTGTGTAAGAGATAGAAATAAATTACATTTAGCAGCAGATCGATTAGCAACAATAAATAATAGAATGAATAAATTAGTAGTACATGTTGGAAAAAAATATCCAAATAAAGAAAATGTTAAAAGATTAATAAATGGATATAATCCTAAAGAAATATATGAAACATTACCAACGAGTGAACATACTGCATATAGTGAAAATAAAGGAGAAAAATTAGCATTTTGTTTAGATACAAAAAAAAATAATGAAGGCAAATTAATAGATACTAATACATTAATGTATGTTGCACTACATGAACTAAGTCATGTTGCTAGTAAATCAATAGGTCATACAGATGAGTTTTGGGATAATTTTAAATTTTTAATAACTGAATCAAAGGAAATAGGAATTTATCAACCAGTAGATTATAAAAATACTCATACTCAATATTGTGGTATGACAATTACTGACAATCCATATTATGATCACTAGCAGAGTGGGGTCATGTCCCACACAAAGGCTTCTTACGTGATTATAAAATTTTTTTTCTTTTCTAATCACGTACGGGGCAATCTCCCCGCTTATACACCCTATCAAATATATTAAAATTATTATCCAAATTATTATTATCTAAATTAATATTTTTTTTCTGTATTTCTTGACTCATAAATTTAAATTTTTCTGTATTGATTTTTGGAAAAAATGTATCACAATTAAATTCTTTATCAATATATGTTTCATAAATATTTTGGACTTGAAGATTATAAGTTATATCTTGGCTTAAGAATAATTCATATATTTTCATTCCACCAATAACCCATATTTCATCATAGTTTTTAAATTTTAAAAAATCTTCTAATAAAGTTAAATTATGAAAAGATTTTACAATATTATTATTATCTGTTTTTTCTTCAGTATTTATTTTTTCATTTATATTTAGCGTTGATGATAGTATTAAATTATCTCGTCCAATTAATGGTTTATTAATACTTTCAAAAGTATTTCTACCCATTATAATTGCATTATTACCTCTTCCTGTAGTTAATTTTTTAAATTTTTTTAAATCACTTTTTATATGCCAAGGCATTTTATTTTCAAAACCAATTCCATTATTTTTACAATGTGCTACAATAATATTAATGTTCATATTTATATAAAAATATATAATTGTATTTATATAGATGTCAAATATATTTAAAATTTTTATTAATAATTATGATTATGAAAATAATGAAAATATATTAACTCATATGTATTTATTTATAAAAAATAAATATTATCAAAATAAAGACTTAGAATCAATAGACATTTTAAATAGTGTTTGTAATAATTCAGAAAATTTTTTAAAATCTGGTTATATAGAAAAATATTTTAAAGATGATTTTAGCGATTTAGATAAAATGTATTTAAAAAAATATAATTTAAAAATTTTTTTTCTAGATGAAAACATATATAATGATGATACAATAGAGACTATTAAATTAAAATTTTTAAAAAATTATAACTTTATAAATTCTAAAAATGAAATATGTTACGAAGAAATATATATGTTTGGTTTAATTAATAAAATATATAATCCATTGGAGATTTATAATAATTTATCAAATCATGGAAAAATTGTATTAAAAAGAGAAATAATATTAGACTATCTTAATAATATAAATGAAAAAGAGTTTTTAATTCCATTATTTAAAAATAAAGAAAATTATGAATTTGATGATTTTAATAGTTTGAATATTGAAGAATTGAATATGCAAATACCATTAGGACATTTAATAAATAATTTATATAATATTAATTATACAACAAACCCATATAATGTTAAAAAATATAATTCAATATTAAAAACACAAACATCAAATTCTATAGAAATCAATAATAATAATATTTTATTTGAAAGTAATTTATTAGATAATAATCTTTATATTTCATTATTTGAAGATGTTATAAATTATAATAGAAAAATTTTATATGATGATTTAGAAAATGCAATTAAAATATATTTTCCATTAATTAGTAATAAAGATATTAATAGTTATGATATTTTTTTATCAAAAAAAAAAGAATTAATTAAAAAATCAAAAGAATTTATAAATAATGAAAATTTCATTAATAAACATAACTTTATAGATATTATGTATAATATTTATTATAATTCTGAATCATTTGATACAAAACTAAATGGTATTTATGGTATAAATTTTAATATGTATTCAAATATTAATTTAAATTTATCTATTGAAACATTATTTAAATTATTTAATAGTACTACTAATATTCCATTTATTAAATTTAATCCAGGTAAAAAAATAGAAAATATGTATAGGCTTTATTGTAATAAAATTTCTAAAAATAATAAAAAAATACCATTATTAAAAAAAGAAAATATTGCCAATTATGCAAAAAATATTGGAAAAATAAATACACTAAGCATGGCAATAATAGATAATAATAGTAAGTTTAAAAAAATAAAAGATTTTTTAATAGAAATTAATAGTTCAGGTATTATTAACATTAATATAAACTTTAAAAGTCAGTCAAATAAACAAGAGCTTGAAGAAATAATAAATTACTATTTAAATGATAATATTTTGATGAAAATAGAAGAATTAAATAATTATGATATAATAAAATTTATAACTTTTGACTCTACTAATATTGAAATTTTAAATATAAACTATAATATTTATTACAAATTAGTTAATAATTGTAATGATATTAATAAAATAAAAAAATGTTTAACTTATTTATTTAATACAGAAAATAGTAAAAATACTAATTATATTAAATTTTATAAATACAAAAGAGTCTCATATTATGATGATAGTAATGAAATAAATGATTTTATAATTGAAAATATTAAATTAAGTGTAAAGCCTATAAAAATTATTGAATTATTAAAAGAAAATTTTGGTATAAAAACAGAAGATGAATGCAAAAAATTATTTGAGGATACATTAAATAATTTAAATTTTTCTAAAAATTTAAATAATAATTCACAATTAAAAATTAAAAATAATACTGGATTTAAAACAAAAATAGAAATTAATAATAATAATATTAATGTTAATATTAATAGTATTAACAATATAAATTATATAGCATATATAAATTTATTTTTTGATGGTTTACTAAAAATTTTAAATAATAATACAGAAAAATTTATAGATAGTAAAATAGATTTATCTATTTGTAATTCTTCTAGAGGTAGAAAAAAAACTAGCAATGATGATTTTTTCTATAAAGATGAAGATAGTAATGATATAAAGAAAATAGACAATAAAAAAATATATAATAAAGATCTTAATATTGAAGAAATAGAAGAATATGGTAATATTTCTGATTTATTATCATTAAATGATAGTGATGAAGAAAATGATTTATTAGATATTTTATTAGATAATAATGAAGATGAAGATGAAGATGAAGATGAAGATGAAGATGAAGATGAAGATCAAGATAATAGTAGTGATTTATTAAAAGATGAAGTTATAATAGATGCTGATGTAAATTTAAGTGAAGGAATTGATGAAACTGAAATTGATGAAACTGAAATTGATGAAACTGAAATTGATAAAACTGAAGATCAAGAAAGTGAACGTGAAGAAAGTAAATTTCAAGAAAGTCAAATTGATAAAAGTGAAATAAAATCTAAAAAATTAAAAAAAGAAGTTTCTTATAAAGATATTGAAGATTCTTCTGTTACAAATAATTTTGATAATAGTTATTATAAATTGAGATTAGAAAAATATCAACCTCAATTATTTAAGAATAAAGAAATAAATTATAAGACAAAAAAAAGTGTAGATGTTTCAAAAACAGATGGACAATTTGTAAAATATTCTAGATTATGTCAATCTCCTCATCAACCCGTTATTTTAACAGAAGAAGAATTACAAAATATAGAATTAAATAATCCAAATTCATATGACAAAAAAAGTTTGTTAAAATATAGTGTAGATGAAGACAAAAATTATTATTATATGTGTCCAAAATTTTGGGATATGAAAAATAACATACCTTTAACAAAAGATCAAGCTAATAGTGGTAATTTTGGTACTATTTTTAATAGAGAAAAAAATAAATCTGGAAATATATTAGAAAGATTACCAGAAGTAAAATCAAGTATAGAATTTGAGCCAAAATTTCTAGCAAATTCAATTGAAACAAAAGAATTAAAAGATTTTTGTTTACCTTGTTGTTATAAAAAATCAAAAAAAGAAGATAGCGAAATTGAAAAAAGAAAAAATGAATGTTTACATAAATATAAAAAAATTAAACTTAAACAACAAGAGATTAGTGATACTAATAAAGATGATAGTTCATCCAATGATAGTGATGATGATCTTGAATCTAATAAAAATATTCAAAATAATTTAAAAAAAATTTATATATCAAAACATGATAAAAATATTTTATCAAAAGATAAAGTAGGTGATTTACCTATAATTATTAGTAGATTTTTGCAATTTAATAGTAATAATTGTAAAATACCAGGAGAATCGATGTTAAAAGATAATTATAGCTGTTTATTACGATATGGAGTAGAATCAAGTAATATACAATCTTTTATTGCATGTGTTTCAGATGCTTATTGTAAATATAAAAAATTAAAAACTACATATAGTATTAAAGATTTTAAAAAAATAATTATAAATAGTTTAACTATTGACAACTTTATTAAATATAATAATGGTAATTTAACACACATTTTTTTATCAAAAAATATAAATGCTAAAATTTTAGATGAATTTACTATTGATGATGAATATAAAACTAGTGAATTTTACAAATATATTGATAATGAAAATATTAATCAAATAAATTTATATAAAAAAATTA